ATCGTGATTATTCATAGCTATCTCTATCAATAGCAACCACATAAGGAAATCTTGGCACATCATCGGGCGTATAATTGAAGAATTTTATAGTAGCTTTCTTGCCAACTAATTGATTTCTTTGTTTATAAAGTTCTTTGAGATAAGCAAAATCGCCTTTGATATTACTCTTAAAATATTTACCTTTAGCATTTGTAAATTCCATATAGCCAGCAGTTCCTTTTCGGTTGCCTTCACCTTCTTTAACTCCATTGATAATAAATTCGGCATCCATAAACTCTTTTCTTTTAAGAAGAAACTTGCTTCGTTTATTTTCATAAGGTCTGTTAAGTCTAACCATTTGACCTTCATAACCATTCTCCATATACATCTCGTAAGATTCAGTAAGTTCTTTTTCGCTACTTACCTTGAGAGTAGTTACAACAACGATACTTGTATATTTTCTTTTAGTAAGAGCATTAGAAACTGATTCATACCTCTCATAGAATAAATCACTTTGATCTAACATTCCAATTTTAGGTGCATCATAAACCCAATACTGAATACTATCTGCACTTTCCTCTAGTTCTTCATCAGTGGGTTTAGTTCTTTTTACAAGAGAGCAAATCTTATTAAAGTCATTTGCAAACTTATCACAATATAACTCACCATCAAGAATTGCATTAGGATAATCTTTAAAGAATAAATCTAGATTCTGACGAATATGAGGAGCAGAAATAATCTTCTTGCCGTTTCTGCTAAACATTCCATCTTTCGTTACAATACAACGAATACCATCAAGTTTGGGTTGGCTATAAACTGGATAATTAATTTCGTGATCTTCATACTTTTGTGCAAGCATTGGCTCAAAGTATTGAACCTTATTAATATCTTTGATAGATTCAAAGTAGCCAGATTCTAATTTCTTCTTGCGTTTTGCTTCTGCTTCTTTAATTGCTTGTTCTTCTGGAGTAGTAGAGTTGGAGCGACCAGCGTTCTTTACATCGCAATCTGTCCACTCATTAACGATCTTTTCGCCATCAATATGACCAGAAATTGTGCGGTATTGATTTCCTTTTACTTCAATAGTCCACTCTTGGACTTTACCAGTTTTAGTCTTTTTATAAATTGTAGGTAACTTCATAGTCTCAGTTTATACTGGACTAGCCAACTTGTCAAATTTTGTTTTTTTTTGATTTAGAAGGAGTTGCAATTTTAAGCAAACTCCAAGTTCCATCTTTATTATCGTGCCAATCTATCGTATCACCAATTTTCCAGCCCATCTTTTTTATTAAAGAATTTGGTAGTTCAATATACTGATAACCATTCTCCTCTTTTATTTCAAGAGTATAAGAGTTTTTCATCTAGGAGTCAAAACTTTAACAATGAATCTAATACCACGCCAGTTAAGCCAATTAAGAGCATTGATTAATTTTGTGCAAACTTTTGATACTCTCCAGCCAAGATTTTCTACAACACGCACATAATAATTAAAATAAATTCTATAAACTGGATTACGCATCTTTTTTTCGTGAAGATTAATTTCTGCTTCTAGTTTTAATTGAGATTCAATTCTATCTTTACTAGGATACTTTTGATATTCTGAAAGAATCGTAAGTTCTTTTACCTCGCCATTAATTACAACAGCTTTCCAATCTGGATAAAAGTCTGTGCCATCAATATTATCACCATTCACAACACACCCAAAAACAAAACTGCCAGTATAATCATCCCTAAACTTTTCATACTTTTTATCAACAACAAATTTATCATTCCAAATAGAAGAAAATCTCACGCCAAATAATTTCTTATCTTGTTCTAATTCTTCTTTAGACTTTGGTTCGTGATGTCCTTCAGTTATTTCCTCAAATAATTTATTACCTCTTAAAATATAGGTAGAAAGACAATTTTCTTCCAACTCTTTTGTCTGAAATTCCTCGTCACGCCAATTACGATTTAGCGTTTTTAATGTAGCGTCAAGAGGAAGCTCTTGTTCTACTCGAATATAATTAAATAATCCCATACTATTTATTATAGTTTAAATTTTTATTAAGTCAATATTATTTTTATTGTCTATTATAACAAAAGAGGCTCTTTCCTCGCAGAAACTACCAGTATTAATATATTTGTCAGAGTATTCAGCTATATGTGAATGACCGCAAATTACTTTATCATAGTTATTATTTTGTATATATTTGAGAGCGTTTCTTTTCATATCAGAGCTTTTCTCTGCAAAACTATTTGTGTGATTTCTAAATAATCTAAAGAAATCATCAGCAAATGGAGTATAATGTCTGAATATATAATATAATCTTACAATAAAATTCGTTATATATTTAAATCTAGTAAAATAAATATCAAAAATATCGCCGTGAACAACAAGAATCTTTTGATCTTTTAGTTCTAAAATATATTCGTCTTTGCAATCAAATCCTAGAAGGATGCTCATAAACTCTGCTTTGAGAAAACAATGGTTTCCAATAAGGTAAATTACTTTTTGTTTCTTTGATAATTTTCTTAATTTAGATAATACTTTCCAATGATTACCTTTTAAACGATTCAAGTTATGATGGTCAAAAAGATCGCCAGCAATTATAATTGTTTTGGCTTTATATTTCTTTAAAACTTTTAATAGGATTTCCGCTTTGCAATCTTTGTCTCCAAGGTGAATATCGGAAACTATAAGATATTTATTCATAAACTAGCAAAAGATTTTTCCTTCATTTTTAATTCAAAATCTACATCTACATTTAATCCGTATGAATCTGGTATGCGAGTTGCATAATCAGCGTGTTTGCGTGGATTCTTATGTCCTTCAATACTTTCTGAATAATGGAACAATGGAGTAGTATTCCAAGTAGAATAAGCTAATTCAAACGCTTGCTTCTCGGTTAATCCATCTGGATGACACTTGTGATGAAGATAATCAAAAGTAATTGGTATAGCTGTGACAGAATGAAAATGTCTCATAAGTTTCTTGATAGACCAGCAAGAATCTTTATCATCGTTTTCTATAACTAATCTGGTCTTAACATCCTCTGATAGTTTATCAAAGTTGCTCATAAACTTCTTGACTATGCTATTTAGATCGCCCTTGGAATTATGTATGTGCATATTCATAGGCGAGTTATAGTTTAGTGGACAACCAATTTGCGTCATAAACCAACCATAGAAGTTTAATTCTTTGATTGTTTTATCTACGGCATTTTGATTGTCACTAGCAAGAACATTAAATTCAGAGGGATGACAAGAAACTCTTACATTAGTAGATTGAATTAGAGATTTGATCTTATTGAATTGATCTAGTATTAGATTATAGTCTGGTAAATCTTGTAGTGATACATTCGCTTTATCATAAGTAATAAGAGGAAACAAATCAGAAGATAATCTATATGCGTGTCCATTATCCGCACAATATTTAATAGCGTGATATGTGACATCCATATTATTAAGAATACGAGAGGATAACTCTCTCAACGCTTCTTCTCTAGGAAGTTGAGAAAATCTTTTATATGTCATCGTCTTGAACTTTTTAGGAACATCTTGCTCCTCTAGAGTTAAGACGATACAGCATACTCCTTTTCTCATTATCTAAATATATTAACTATTGTCAATTTTGTCAATATCTACTTTCTCAAAGAATCCAAAGCTATTTAACCTTGTCGTGCCGTGAAACTTATATTTCATTGTAAATCTTTCTGGCTCAATAAGAGACAAGAATCTTCTGCCTTCTTCTGCTTCGTATAAATAATAATCTTGACCTATAATACATTCTATTCTGCACTCAAAAGTATCCACAAAACTATTCCATTCGTGCAAAGAAACCAACGCATCATATTCTGCTTTAATCTCTTGTAATCTAGTCTCGATTTTTTTATTGAGATTTAAGTGTCTAACTTGTTGTAGTTTATCAAGATCCGCAAGTTCAATCTTTGGAGCAGAGTATTCTGCTATGTAAGAAGCACTTGCACGATTCTCTAAAGCTCTTTTGAAATCCGTCATTTGTAAATATATGTAGATGAACCATTTTGTTTTTTTAATTCTTTTTTAATCAACGACTTTTGATTTTCTTCTTTCCAAAAAATGCTATCATAGTTTTCTTTAAACCTATTAGAGAAACAATTTCTTGGTGAATCACCTTTTCCAGCCCCTTTATTTGGCGTTTTTTCGTTCACAAATATGACTTTTTATATATTTGGCGTTTTTTCGTTAGCAAATATGGCTTTATTTGCAAAAATCCTGTTAGCAAATATGGTGTTATATTTGGAATTTTTTTGTTAGCAAATATTACTTTTTAAAGTCACCAAGATCGCGATCAAAAGAAAATTTACCAGTCTTTTCTACAAGACCTTCGTAAGTTTCTTCTGTGCATCCAGCCATCTCAGTAAATGGAGCTACTACTGCAAAGATCCCAAAAGCACCAATTGTTGCGGCTGATGAAATTGGGCGAACTACAACTAGATCGCCAGCAGCTAGAAATCCATCTGATACATCAAAATCATTATTTGATTCGCCAGCGTCAGCAAATCCTAAAGAAGCTGTAAAAGCTAAAGATAGTATAATATTTTTAATTTTATTCATATATTTATTATACATATATATATTAAAAAATCAAGTATTATTTTGAGGGATAAAATTAACTAAGGCTTCGTCGCCATATACTTTAAATGATTTTAATTTATACTCTTTTCTTTCGAGCATATTCTTTAATTCGTTAATATATTCGCTTTTCATATAGACAACTATGCTTTCGCCATCTTCTATATCTACGCCATATTCATCTGCAAATTCAGAGCAAATAGCAAGGGCTTCGTTTTCGTTGCTCATAGTATATATTACACCTTATATATTTGGCATTTTTGTTTTAGTAAATAAAATAGTGTAAAACATAATATGGCTTTGACTTATACCTATATCGCCTTATCTTCAATTAGTACTACCCCATATTATAGACTAACAGGAGGAGGATGTACCATTGGGTCAAATGTAATAATTCCAGACTTTTACGATGATGGTATAAATGGAAGTTTACCTGTTAAGCAAATTGGTCAGTTCGTATTTATAAATTGTTCGGTTATAACATCTGTAATTACTGGCGATAATCTTATAGATATACAAAGAGGTTGTTTTGCTGGCGCAACTAATTTAAGATTTGTCCAATTTGGAAAAAAATTTTCTAGAATAGGTTTTAGAAGCTTTGAAAATAATAGTAATAATTTAGTAATTATTTTTTTTGGAAATGCGCCTACGGTTTACGACGCATTAAATAATCCTAGTTCAATTGGAGGGATTGGAAATTCAACCTGTTATCGAATTGGTGGTACTAAAGGCTGGGGAATAGAAAATACTTTTCAAGGAAGACCGCTTTTTTATTATTATAAAAACCTAATAAAAGCTGGTGGGACTGGAAAATTAACTACTAAAAAAAGAAACTAATCGGAACGAGTAGGATTCGAACCTACGGATGATATAGAACCATCGGAAGCTTAGTAGGCTTCTGCTTTAGACCTCTCAGCCATCGTTCCAATTACTTTAACCAAACAGATGTAGGATTATATGCTTCTGTATCAAGATAATCCCAAACTTTCCAATCTTTTTCTCCTTTAGAATAAGAGATAATGTTAGAAAGAAATGCTTGCAAATCTTCAATATGCCAAACATCGTCAAGTAATTTTTTACCAAGATATCTAGATTGATGAGCGACATGATCTGCGTAGCTGTATGCAAAAGCTGAAAATGGAGGAAGAACGCACCCCATTGAACAAAGGACACCCTGCATGCGAGAAGCTACTTCTTTCCCACCAACGGAATGCATAGTTACAATTACTCCCGCTGGTTTACCAAGCAAATGCTTTTTGCCTTCGATCTCTGTCATTTTTTCAAAAAGTTGTTGCATATTTGAACCCCAACTATCCCAATATGTTCCAGTGCAAAAAATAAGGGCATCACTCTCTTTAATAATATGACGAACTTTTGGCCAATAGAAATCTTTATGAAGATGAACAATCTTTATCTTTATATTTGAATCAATACGATTAATTTTTTTTCTTATCTTCTTGATAAGAGATGCTGTATTGCCACTCTTTCCGCCAATCGATCCATTAATTATAGTAAGAGTTTTTTTCTTTTCTGGCGAGTTCATCTATATAGTCCTTTATTATATTGTATAATCTAGATTCTTCTGGATTTGCTTCTCTCTCAACTTCATCAAAATTATAGAATATATATTCTTTTAATTGGTGGTGCTTGAATCTATGAATTCCTTTTTTATCGTCTCCACTAACGAATATATATCTAAATGGCAATGGTTCATTTTTTATTTTATATAATTTTCCATATTTGAGAGAAATTGATTCGCTTTTATCTAAAAAATTTAATATCTTTTTAAAGATCATAGGATTCCAAAAACCTTTAACATAACAATTGAAGAAACGATTGCGCCGATCAGACTACTACAAGTTCTAATTATTTCTAATTTATGATTATGGTGATCTACCCATATCTCGAAAGGATCTCTTAGTTTTCCTTTCGCTAGGAGTTTCTTTCTTTGTTTTTTACTTAACTTTAGATTAGATATATCTCTTAATGTTATCATTTTTTTATTGCTCCCCATATTCCTGCAAAATATCCAAAATCTTCAAATCGATCTTTTTTATCTCTTACTTCTTCATCTACCGCCTTTTTAAGTTCTTGGAAATCGCTTGCTGTAGGATCTGGATAATCATGACCTATCATAATTCCATTCTTCTTTAATTTTGGATACCAAGCTAGAATATCAGCTTTTACATTTTCATAATCATGAGCTGCATCAATAAAGATAATATCGCAACTCTCATCTTTATGTAAATTTACGATCTCTAACGAAGGCCCTTGTTGTATATTAACTCTATTTAAGAAATTAAATTTATTTAAATTTTGCTTAAATTCTTCTAGGAGATTTGAAGTGTCAAGATCTTTATGCTCTTCACTACCTTTCCAAGTATCTACGCAATATATCTCTACATCTTTATGTTCTGTAGCAAAACAAAAAACTGAACTAGATTTACCTTTCCAACTACCAACTTCTACAAGCTTACCCTTTAGATGAGATGCAATCGCATATAGTGTATATGCTTGATATGGCCATAGCCATCCTTGTATTTGATCAACTGTAGCATATAACCCATCTAAGAATCTTTTGTCATATATTTGTATACTTTTTATATATTTATTAAACATCCCAAAATTATTCATATTCATCTCTTCTTATTCCTTGCTGGTTTCCATAATATATCATTAATATCTAGATCAGAACTCCAAAGCATTAATTTTGAATATAATCCATATCCAAAGCCATTAAGCCATCGCATCGTTGTTCTACTTATAATATCTCCCATATAATAAAAAATATAAACAAAAAATAATCTCATAATATATGATATTTTTTATAATAAATTATGTCTAATAATTATAATCTTAATATGTGTAATACTACAATATGAGCGTTTGTCAACCAGATATCACATTCCCATCTTATTTAGATAACTTGATTAAAGAGATTGAGCAGGGTAGCGATAAGAATAAGAAACAATGCGCTTGCTCACTAAAAGTTCAAAGAAATAATGATGGATGTCCAATTCTAGATGATGATGATAAAGCTGGTGGATTCAATGAGTGTTTAAATATTGGTACTCCTCCAGAATCTGGCCCAGATACAAATTATCCATTTTCAATGAATTTATCTGAAATATCAAAGATATACTGGCAGGGAAAAAAATGGAAGATGACATTTTCTGTGAGTTCGTGGAATGAAACTGGTGATTGTGGAAGAAGTTCTGTTTTCTCGCAAGACGGAACAAATAATCCAAAAGAATCAAATATCATTGCTCCAGAGGATCTAAAAGAAAGGATCTGTTCTGCATCATTTCAAACTGCATCAACATCAGTTAATGGAAAATCAAAAGTTAAGCCTAACAGTGTAAATCCTTGTGAAGAAGAGTCTGAGACAGAAGCTGGCGCTTCTTTTGGTCCTACTGTAACAATAGATCTATCTTCTTCATATCTACAAGAAGATGGTACTTTCTGGCCACATATTACATTAGGTGGTGGATTTAGTTTATCGCCAGTAGGCGCAACGAAAGTAAGAGCTAAATTACCAAATGGTATTGATTTTAAAATTTTTGGTAAAAAATTACCTAAAGTTTATTACGACTGGTATCCAGCCTGGCATGATGATGCAGCTTGGAATTGGAGCGGTGGAGTTATAGCGGATTTTGATGTACAATATTAATTTTTTAAATAAAGATATTGATTCTTTAAAATTAGAAAATATTTTTGAGTCTCTAACAGATTTTGTTATTCTATTAAATGATAATAATATCTCATATGCTATCGGTGGATATCTATCTTTAGTTTTTAAAAGCAAAAAAATCTATAGGACTCCAAAAGATATTGATTTAAGTATTCATAATTGGGATGATTATAATAAATTAGAATCTATTCTTCGTTTAGATCCTAAATATAAAATAAGTCTTTCTAAAAATCAGATTGAGAAAGGCTCTGCGTTTAAGTTAACATTTAATTTAAATAGTATAATTATGAAAGTTAGAACGACAAAAAACGATACGCCTATAAGAATAGATATATTCTATAATGAAAATGAACAAGACAAGGAAATATTTAAAATGAAAGATTTAGATATCTTTTATAACTACAAGACTTGTTTATCTACAAAAAAATATTATATAGAAAACAGCTCATCTATAGATAAGCATCAAAAAGACTTATCTATGTTTATTTGATTTTAGATTAATTCTTTATTACCAGAAAAAACTATTTCGATTGGTTGATCTAAGGCATGAAGTAGCTGGCTTTTTATAAAAGATTGCATAGCTTGTAGGGTATTAAATTTATAAAGATTATTATTCTGGAGAAGTTTATAGGTATGTACCCTTTCAAGAATATCACACTTATTGATAATTAATTTAGTCACACCAGAAATTTTAATTGCATCAATTAATTTATTTAGATTTAACCAGTTCGCAATTCTTCTACGACCAGTAGTTGATCCAAATTCTTGACCAGTTTCTATCAGCATATTCAACTCTGAGTCTTGCCAAAGACTTTCTGGAAATAGCGGATCTACTCCACTTTTTGTATCGTAAATCTTTGCTACTCCAATGATATCTCTAATCTTTTTAGGTGAAAAGCCTAGAGAACAAGCGGAATAAGGTAGAGTTTCACTACTTGTGACATATGGATAGTCGCCATAATTAATGTCTAACCAAAAACTTTGCGCGCCTTCACAGAGAATATTTCCGTAAAGTTCACCATCCCAAAGATAATTTTTATCAATATAATCTCTTGCGAGTTTACCAATTCGTAACATTTTGTCTCCGTAAGCAGGAGCAATACCTTGACCAGTTGTTCCAAGTTTTTTCTTTAATACGGCTAGATCATAATTTATATGTCTTTCTGTAATAATATGAGCTTTTGGACTTACTTTAATTAAAGATGTATCGAACCCTTCTTTTTGGAGATAGTCTATCTCATCAAAAAATTTATCAACATTAATAACGCAATTAGGACCAATAACACTAAGTTTATTTTGGAATACTCCACATGGAATAATATGAGTTTTATATTTTTTATCTCCCAAATATACAGTATGTCCTGCATTTGGACCACCATTCCAGCGACAAACGATATCATAATTTTTGCTAATAGCATTACTTATTTTGCCTTTTCCTTCATCTCCCCAAGCTAATCCAAAGATAATATCTACTGAATTTATCATTATATTATTATAATCAAAATATAAAAGAAATACAAGTGTAAATTACTTATATGTTTAAATATATATTAGGATTTTCAGCATTCGTATTAGCTTCGTGTGCAGCCTTCTTTTCTGTAAAAGGAATTGCTCTTCTTTTTGCTGCAAGCTTTTGGAGCGTAGCAGTAATGGCTGGTAGCCTTGAACTGGCTAAACTAATATCAGCTAGTTATCTCTATCGTTACTGGAAAGAAATAAATAGAATTCTTAAAAACTATATGTTAGCGGCAACTATTCTGCTCATGGGTATTACTAGTCTTGGTATATTTGGTTTTCTTTCGGACGCATTTCAAAGAAATTTCTCGCAATATAGCTTAAACTTATCAAAGATTAATAGTCTAAAATCTCAACAGACTTTCATAACTTCTCAGATAGAATTTAATAAGAATAAATTAAAAGATTTAATAGAGCTTCAAAAGACATATCAATCATCTTTAGATAATGCAGTCAAACAAGATGTGACTACTACAAAAACTACAAGTGGTGGATTATTTAATAGTGGTAAAACTGAAAAAGTTACAGATATAAAATTAGTAGAAAGCAGAAATAAAATAGTAGAAGGGTCTCAGCAGAATATTAATAATCTATTCTCGCAAATATCTACTGTTACTAGTGACCTTCAAAATTTAGAGAAACAATCTTCTGAAAATGCTCAGACTATTATACAATTAGAAAGCGATAATACGAAGGGCGAGATAGGCACATTTAAATTTGTTGCAGAGGCTTTTGGTATGAATATAGAAACTGCTGTAAGAATATTTATTATATTAATAGTAATTGTATTTGATCCACTAGCAGTTTGCTTAGTAATAGCTTATAATTCTTTAAATAAAAAAGAATATAAAATAGAAACAAAAGAGATCGTTAAAGAACAGAAAATAGAAAAGATAGTAGAAAAACCTATAGAAAAATTAAAAATTATTTATAGAGACTTTAAAAGAGGAACAAAAGCTAGACACAATCCAGATTTCGCAGATCCTAATCTAAATTAGTGTAATTTTTTCATATGTCATCTTCATGCTCTTCAGAATATAATGTATGCTCGGCTTGCGCACCAAATTTAAGTTTATTTGCTATAAGTACCAGTGTTTCTCAGGCTAAATTTGGATATGCGTGTTTGGATGAAAGTGCTGGTGGCCCATTTCTTGCTACTTCTACTAGTTCTAATTTAAACAGCCAAGGTATAGAAACTCTTATCTGTGGCGCAAATAATACACTTTGCTCATACTCCTTCTCATCTCGTTTAAATTATGGAGTAGATAGTTATGGTCAAATATTTATAGGAACAAATAGTAGTTTACTTTACTCGTATAATATTTATTCTAAAGATGGATGTGGTTCTTGTTCTCCACCAAGCCAATCTTCTAACACAGACTATTACTCTAGTCAAACTATCTCTAAAAGAAATGCTTGTGAAGAAGACAGAACAATATCTTCCGATTCATTTGGACCACCAAACCTTTGCATGGTTCCTTGTGATAGCGCAGGATGCTCTAATTCATATTCATGTGAAAAAGTAATCAATACAGAATCTGATAGTACTAATTTTAATGGCATATTTACACCTACTCCTCCATGTACTGATTGTAATGGCAATCCTATAACATGTCCACCTCCATTTGGTTATTCTGTAACATCTAATTTATCTGCAAACATTATCAAATCCGTATCAAACATCTGTACCTTATCTCTCGTTTACAGCCTTTGTAAATCTTCAGCAGAAGTAAAAATGTCTCTTCTAGAATCTAATGGACCTCAAAATTGTCAAAATGGAAAATGTGGAGATGGAAAAAAAGATGATTGCTGGGGAATCACTTCATCTTTCTCAATAACTGATAATAATCTCGATGATCCTAGCGCAAACTCTACCACATCTCAGAAACTAAAGTTTAAAATTGCTGCTCCCAAAGAAGGTTTCGATGAAAAATATAAGAGTATTTCTGGAAGGGTTATTTTTTATTATGGTGGAACTGAAGGAAAGACTCCTTGCTGTGATGATGATTTTGATGGTACGATTGTAGAGGAAAAATCGTACTCTATCTCATCTGGGCCAACTTTTAAGGATGATTATTTTGCGGTAGATTGTGGCGACTTTGATAACGACAATCAAAGTCTAGTAGGCGAAACTATAAATATTTGTTATACTGTAGATAATATTTCTTTTATTTAATATTTCTTAATCTTATAATTTTTATTAGATGGATCTATCTTAAGTATATGAGCTTTGGCTTTAGACAAGCCTTCTTTTGATGGAGGAAATACTCCATAAAGAAAATTATCATTTTTACTAAAAATAGCGTAGTACTTATGTTTTAGTTTCTTCTGATTCTGATTTTTTGTCTTGGTTTTCTTTTTCATTTACTAATTTCATTAGATGTTCTTTTAGAGCATCTCTAGCTTTATCGCAAAAATCTTGTCCCATTTGACCGCAGCAATTCTTAAACTTCTTGCCACTATAAGGACACATAGTGTTTCTTGAAATCTTTGGATATATTCTTACTATAGGACTAAATTCTGTAGCCCTAGCATATTCTATTGAAGTTAATTTATCTACGTTTTCTTTGTCCATAATAGATTATAGGTTATTTATTAAGTAAATCAAATTTTTCCGTGAGCAAAACCTTCATACATACTATTAGGGCTATTTCTAACAGCTTGAATTTTATTAAGCCAAAGGCCACCTCTCATATCTTTAAGATGTCTGAATCCTAGATAGCTCATTGCACTTCTTAATCCGTTAGCAAAATCATAAACAACATCCTCTAAGGATTTATTTTCTATAATAGGAATCAAAGTATTATCGCCTTCTACAAAAAGATTCTTCTTTGTTCCATCGTACAATTCATAATCCTCAACGACATCCCTACTTGCCATTCCTCTATATTTTGCAAATCTTTTACCATCTTTCTCAACTATATCTTGATCATCAATAACATCTGATAATCCAGCGAAGATTCTGCCACATATAACTGCATCACAACCACTAGCTATAGCTTTGACAAGATCCTTTGGATATCTAATTCCTCCATCGGTTAGTATACTTGGTCTATTTGAGGGATCTGGTTCGTTTGAATTAAATAAATCTACTTGAGATAATTCCCAATTTCTAACCGCTTTCCAAGCATAGTAATTACCAGTAAGACTTGGGCATCCTATGCCAGTTTTTACTTGAGTTAAACACATTGAGCCTGGACCAATTAAATGTCTAAATCCGTCTGCTTTTAATGTAGCTAATCTATAAACACTTTGTTTTGTTAATGTATTACCAACGATGATGTCTTGTCTAAAACCTGCGGTTTTGTACCATCTCAAAAAGTCTTCTACATTTTTAGCGAGACCATTTGCTGTATCAAGAAAATAAATATCTGTATATGTGCTTGTGGCTCTAATTCTATTATCTGCATCTTTTAAACCAATAGCTGTAATACAAAAACCACTTTCGTCCTTAATAATCTTTGATTTACTTGCTTGATCATCAATAGACATAAATCTATGTATTACTCCTGCCCCGCCTAATTTATTAATTTTAACGCAAGATTTTACAGAAGATACTGTATCCATTGGAGATAAAATGATAGGTATCTTTATCTCATGATTCTTGGAAATTTTAGTTTTTGTACTAACTTCTTTTCTGGAATTTATATCTGAAAAATTTGGTAGTAATGAGATATCATCGTAACTTAGGGCTTCTTTAAATTCTTGTTTTTGCATATAAGATATATTAAACGATTCTTTTGAAAGAATCAAGTAAAATGTTGACTGGAAAAATAAAAAGTAGTAATATATAACTATGGATCAAATGTTTATGCAAATTATTATTGGTCTCTGTATTGCTATATACTGGAATATTAAAAGTTAATATGAGCAAAAGAATCTCATTTTTAGAAGCCGCACTAGAGACGGCAAAAATCTGGTCTACAAGATCAGAAGATCTCCATAAGAAGGTTGGTGCTTGCATTTTAAATAAGGAAGGTAGAGTTCTATCTGTTGGGTATAATGGTCTTACTCCAAAATTAACTGTTGATGATAATTTTTGGGAGAATAGAGAGTATAGAAGAGACTATGTTGTGCATGCTGAAATTAATGCCTTAGCTCTTATCAGAAAACAAGATGAACCATATATTATAGCTACAACACTTTTACCATGCTCTAATTGCGCTACAAATATAGCTTGCTATGGAATTAAAACTGTGGTATATACTGAGGAGTATGATAAAGATCAAAAAGCGAAAGATATATTCAAATTCTATAATATAGATCTATATAAAATATGAAACTATTACTAATATTAATATTTTGCTCAGTAACAGTATACTCACAGAATGGAAAAGTATTTGATACATATTATACTCGTGGTGACTCTACAAACGAATCTCATCAGACAATATTTCCTAAACCATTCCAATCATATAATTATATTAAAACTCACAGAGGAATTGAAGTATATGAAACCTATAAGACTAAAAATTATTCAACGAATGAATCAAAGGGAACAATTTTCTCAAAACCTTTTCCAACTTATATAATAATTGATGACAAGATGTATTCTACATATAAAAACCAAAATGGCTCAACAAATGAATCTCATGGGACAATATTTACAAAACCATTTGAATCAAAACAAATATTTAATTTGACAGACAAATCAAAGAATAAAAATCAAATTAAAGTTACTTATGAGGTAAAATACAAAGAGCCACTACCAAAATATAATGGTTCTGGAGATATAACATATGGAGAATAATATGATAGGACTAACTGGCGTAGCAAGATCTGGAAAAGACACCTTCTTTTCTATCTTAAAAAGATATCTAAAAGAGAAGAATATAGAATCTCAAAGAATTGCTCTAGCTGATAATCTAAAATATGAATTAGGAGATTTCGTCAAAGATAAATTTAAAATAGATTTAGCGAAATGTGATGGATCAGATAAGGAATTAATTAGACCATTAATGGTATCTTATGGCAAATGCAGAAGAATTCAAACAGAAGGAAAATATTGGACATCTCTAGTAGAACCAAAGATAAAAGATCTAAATAAGTCTAACGTGCTTCCTATAATTACAGATATTAGATATATAGAATATAAAGAAGATGAATATACTTGGTTAAAAGCCCATAATGGAATCTTAATACATATATCAAGAAAACTAGACGATGGAACACTCGTACCTCCAGCAAATATAGAAGAAAAATCGAATGATAATAAATTAAAGGCTGTTGCAGATTACTCTGTGTCTTGGGAAACTTGTCAGGACGTTAATTTCTTATATGAATTGATGCAAAAGCATTTAAAAAATATATATGAAAAATTTTTAGAAAATAAAAAATAATTATGAATATAACACTAGACGATAATACATTAGTAAAAAACGTACAAGAAAAGAATGATGAAGAAGCGTTAAAAATGCTTATAGATCGTCATTCTGCTCTTTGCAACTCTTTATATAAAAAATACTCTAACTCTATGCTTAATTCTGGCGTTTATTTGCAAGATATCGTAGATCAAAAAGATTATATAGTATATAAATCTGCAATGTCTTTTGATCCTTGTAAAAACTCAAAATTCTCAACTTGGTTATATAATCAAGTTAGATATCAGTGCTTAAATTGTATGAATGAAAATAGTCACTATTTAACATTAGAGACTGATAAACTTAACTATATTATAGAAAAACAAGCTCCGCCTGAAAAAGAGTATAAAAATATTAATGAATATATATTTAATATTATTGATTCTTGTTCAGATAAAAGAGTCCAAAAGATATTCAAGATGAGGTATCTAAATAATAGTAATAAAAAAATGCCTTGGAATAAAATAGCTAAAAAACTAAAGATTAGTACTCAAACAGCTATAAATATTCATAATAAAGCTTTAAAGCTACTAAAAAATAAAATAGAGAGTAAAAATTGTTTTGACAAAATTTAATATAAGGAGTAACATATATAAACTATGAATAATAACAACAATAATAATCAAAATAAGAATCAAGAGCTTGGCGCTCTATGGAAAAAGAAAAGTAAAACTGGAATGTCTTTCCTGTCTGGATATATTAATGATCATGATGGTCAAAGAATTGACGTTGTAGTTTTTGCTAATGGCAATAAAAAGAATGAGAAAGCTCCAGATTATAGGCTTTATGTTTCTAGGCCTCTAGAAAATAAGCAAAATAATTCTGCTGCTGCTACTCGTCAAGCTCCAGTTAAGCAAGCTCCACAAAAGAAAGTTCAGCAAGTTCAAGAAGACGAAGACGATATTCTATGAGTTTGAGTTTTAATTTGCCCATAAATACAGTAAGTTTTGGACAAATATCTACTCTAATTCTTAGGGAGTTATTCTCTTTAAATAAAAATATCAATCTATTACCAATAGGTAATCCAGATCTATCAACTCAATCTGATATTACTCCCCAACTTGGGGAATGGTTACAAAAGAGCATTAATGATTCTCTAGCTAATCACTCTAGAGAAGATAAAATATTTAAGCTATGGCATTTAAATGGTTCATTTGAAAGTTATTCAAATAAACAAATTCTGCTTAGTTTTTATGAACTAGATCAGCCAACAAGAGTTGAAGTGAATACAGTAAAAAATAATCATAAAGTATTATTCTCGTCTCAAGAAACTGTTGATCTATATAAAAACTTAGGATGTAAAAATGTAGAATACATTCCTCTTGCGTTTGATAAATATAATTTCAATAAAATTGATAAGACATATTTTACAGATGATAGAATAGTATTTAATATTGTTGGAAAATTAGAGAAAAGAAAGCATCATGCTAAACTAGTACAGCTATGGGCTAATAAATTTGGTAATAATAAAAAATACGCTCTACAATGTTCTATTTTTAATCCATTCATGAAACCAGAGGATCAAAATGCGATTATATCTCAAGCTCTACAAGGTAAATCTTATTTTAATATAAACTTTCTACCTTTTATGGGTCAAAATAAGATATATAATGATTACTTAAATAGCGCTAATATCATAATCGGAATGAGCGGTGGTGAAGGGTGGGGTTTACCAGAATTTCATTCTGTAGCTATGGGAAAGCATGCTGTCATCATGAACGCTCATGGATATAAGTCTTGGGCTGATGAAGGTAATAGCGTGCTAGTAGAACCTAATTCAAAAATTGAAGCATATGATGGAGTATTTTTCCATAAAGGATTACCATACAATCAAGGTACTATTTATGATTTCAATGGTGATGATTTTATTTCTGCTTGTGAGTTAGCTATAAAAAGAGTAGAAAAAAATAAATCAAATGTAAATGGACTATCTTTACAAGAGAAATTTTCATCTGATAAATTTATAAATAATGTACTTAAACATTTAGAATAATGCCTATATATACATATATACATCCAGAAACGGAAGAAACTATTGATATCGTACAATCTGTACACGACAAACATATATATATTGACTCAAAAGGTATTGAATGGAAAAGAGTTTTTACTGTTCCAGAAATAAATACTCAAGGCACATTAAAAGCAACATGCTCCGATAAAGAGTTTTCAGAGTTTACAAAAAATAAAAAAGGAACACTAGGAGATATGTTTGATCGTAGTGCTGAACTTTCTGAAAAAAGAAAAAAGATATATGGTAAAGATCCTGTAAAAGAAAAGTATTTCAAAGATTGGTCAAAAAAACGCAAAGGAAAGATACACCCAAAAAGTCAGTCAGACTGAATTGTTTATAACTTTCTATTTTTTTCTTTATTAATTCTAAAAATCAATGTAATATTATACTCATAGTGTTATGAGTATAAAAGTAAAAAAAAGAAGTGGTTCAACTGAAAATTTTAATATAGAAAAAATTCATAGAGTAATCAACTGGGCAATTAAAGATTTGTCTAATGTAAGCTTAACCGACGTAGAGATTAACGCAAAGATTAGTATCAATGATGGTGTTACTACTAAAGAGATTCATAAACTCTTAATTGAATCTGCAGCAAATTTGATATCAATAGAAAAACCTAATTATCAATATGTAGCCGGTAGACTTTTAAATTATCAATTGCGTAAGGATGTTTGGAAAGGTAAACATGCTCCCAGACTATTAGAATTTATTAATCAAGGACTAAAAAATAAAATATATGACCCTATTATTCTAGAAAAATATGACGAAGATGAATTAAATAAGATGGGAGAATTTATAGATCATGAAAGAGACTATAATTTCACCTACGCTGGTATAAAACAATTATGCGATAAGTATCTTATTAAAGATCGCGTCACAGGTAAAATATATGAAACTCCGCAATTCGCTTACATATTAATCTCTGCCTATGCTTTTATAAATTATCCAAAAGAGAATAGATTAAGTTATGTTCGTAAGTTCTATGACGCAATCAGTAAACATAAAATAAATCTTCCAACTCCTGTAATGGCTGGAGTAAGAACTCCAAGTAAAAATTATGCAAGTTGCTGTTTAATTGGAGTAGATGATAGTAGGGATAGTATAACTGCTAGTGCTACAGCTGTAAGTATGGCTACTGCTAGTAGATGTGGAATTGGAATTGATGTATCAAAGATTAGAGCTATCGGTTCTCCAATTAAGAATGGGGAAGTCGTTCATACTGGTTTGATCCCATTTCTTAAAATTTATGAAAGTAGTGTTAAGGCATGGCAACAAAATGGTCTTCGCGGAGGAAGCGCTACTTGCAATATTCAATGGTGGCATTATGAGATCGAAGACATTGTAGTGTTAAAAAATAATGCAGGTACAGATGATAATCGCGTCCGCAAATTAGATTATACAGTCGGTATGAGTAAACTATTCTATGATAGAGTATTAAAAGATGAAGATATTACTTTATTTAATACAGCTGAAGTTCCAGAACTATATGAAGCTTGGGGAACTAAAGACTTCGATAAGTTATATAAAGAATGCGAATCTAAAAAACTAAAAATCAAGAAAAAAGTATCTGCTCGTAAGTTATTCTCTTTAATTATCAAAGAAAGAGTAGAAACTGGTAGAATTTATATTCTTAACGTAGATCACGCTAATAATCATGGAGCTTGGTTAGATAAAGTCACAATGAGTAATCTTTGTACTGAAGTTATCCACCCAACTACTCCATTAAATGACTATCACGACAAAAATGGCGAAATTGGTATGTGCATTCTTTCGGCAGTGAATATGCTAGAAATTAAAAACTGGCAGGATCTTGAAAAGACTTGCGATCTTATCGTAAGATTTCTAGATGAAATCATTGAAATTCAAGATTACTTCAATATTGCTGCTGAAAATTTTGCAAAAAAACGTCGTAGTCTTGGAATTGGTATAACTAATTTGGCAGCCTATCTTGCTAAAAATGAATTAAAATACACCTCAGATAAAACACTTCCAATTCTTGATGAATGGATGGAACATTTTCAATACTACCTTTTAAAGTCAAGTTTAGAGCTTGCTAAAGAAAAAGGTAAATGCGAAAAATTTGACAGGACAAAATACTCGAAAGGAATTCTACCTATTGATACTTACAAAGATAAAGTAGATGAATTATGTAAAAGGAAATTATCTCTTGATTGGGAAAAATTAAGAAAAGAAATAAAAGAATTTGGATTAAGACATTCTACATTATCATCTTGTATGCCATGCGAAAGTAGTTCTGTAATTCAATCTTCAACTAATGGCGTAGAACCAATTCGTAGTTTAATTACTTATAAAATGAGCAAGATGGGTAAGTTACCAGTACTAGTTCCTGGAGTTGGAAAGTATGATGAGAATTATGAATTAGCGTATGATTTTAAAGATAACTCAGGTTTATTAAAAATTAACGCTATTATTCAAAAGTATATTGACATGGCGATATCAACTAATGTATACTATAATTATTCTCATTATGAAAATAATGTTCTTCCAGACGCAAAAGTAATGAAAGAAATTATGCAAGCATATTCTCTTGGTCTAATTAGTCTTTATTATAATAATACTGACGATGGCGATAAGGAGCAGTTAATGAATCAAAAAGAAGATCGCGATTGTTCTTCTGGAGCGTGTAAATTATAACCTATGAAAAGTGTTTTAAATCTTAAAAATATAGATTATACAAAGCAACCATTATTCTTTGGCGAAGATCTTAATCTTCAAAGATATGATCGTTTTAAATATCCTATCTTTTTTGAGTTATTTAAAAAACAAGAAGAATTCTTTTGGTGGCCTCATGAGATTGCTTTAAATAAAGATCGTAGCGATTATAAAGAATTGGCTGGTCAAGAAAGATTTGTTTTTGACACTAATTTAAAATTTCAAACTCTTGGGGATAGTATGCTCTCAAGAAGTATCCATTCATTAAAAGATTACGTAAGTAATCCAGAACTTGAAATATGCATGAATACTTGGCAAAGATTCGAAGGAATACATAGTTATTCTTATTCATATTTACTCAATAATGTTCATCCAGACGCTAGTAAATTCTTTGATAGCATTATGGAAGATAAAGAAATTGTATCCCGTGCCGAATTAATAAGAAATAATTTTGATAAAATACTTGGAGATGATGATAAGAAAGATCTAAAACAGAAAATCTTTGATTGTATTCTTTCTGTTAATGTTATGGAAGGACTTGTGTTCTATGTATCATTTGCCTGTTCATTTTATTTTGGATATCGTGGAAAAATGGAAGGTAATGCTAAAATTATTAAGTTTATTCAAAGAGATGAAGCTTTACATTTTGCTACAACCCAAAATCTACTTAAAATTCTTAAAGAGGAAGATAAAGAAGGTTTTACTTCTATCGTAAAGAAAAGTGAAGATAAAGTATATGCGTTTTATGAACAAGCTGCTAAAAATGAAATCGAGTGGGCTGAGTATCTATTTAGCAAAGGGTCTCTACTAGGATTAAACGCTGAAGTTCTAGGTGGTTACTCTAAATGGCTTTGCGATGCTCGTTTGCGATCATTAGGATATAAGAAAATTTTTAATCAAAAAGATAATCCTATTGCTGGTTGGTTGGATAGCTATCTTGATAGTAGCAAGGTCCAAGTTGCTCCACAAGAAACAGAAATTTCAACGTATAAAATTGGTGCAAGAAAAACTGATATATCTGATGACGATTTTGGCGATATGAAGCTATAATATAATACAAAAGTGTATTATATAGTGTGAACGAAACTAAAAAGAAAAAGAAAGTAAATCAACTAACAATTAAAGAGTGCGAAGCTATCCTAACTAGACTAGCTGGACAAGTAGAATGTAAGTATTATCAGCATGTTTTAAATCACTATAGAAGGCTATTACCTTCTCATGGGATGGCTATTGAACTATCTAATATCCCAAGTGATAATAATGCAACTTTACCTTAATTTTAATTAAAAATAATAATCTATAAGTGTAAATATATGTGTGAATTTAGATATCACAACAGTATTTAATCTTGTAATAGGAGCCTTATCATTCCTAGGCGGATGGCTTTTTACTAGAGTATTTTCTATATCTGATAGGCAAGAGAAGCTTATTAAAGATTTAAATGATAAAACTTTTAGTGATTTTATAGCTTTAAGAAAAGAAGTAGAAATTGAAAGTAGAAAACATCAGCAAGAGATAGCCGATTTAGCACTAAAAGTTAGCACTACTTATGTAACTAAAGAATCATTTGAAGCTTATTTTGATAGAATAGAAGCTAAACTAGATCGTAATTTTGAAACAATACAAAATTATTTAATGAACAAAAATAAAAATTAACTGTAATAGTTAATGTGACGGTTTCTGAAAGAGATATAGATTTTTTTGCTAAAAAATTAGGCTTATCACCAGAAAAGACTTTCCTATTATTACAAGATCCAGATTGTCTGCCAGAGATTTTAAATAAAGTATCAGAGGATAATATAGATGGTATTGTGGATATTAGTTTTCCAGTTTTTGCAGAACTAACTATAATAAAATATAGTAAAGATTTAAATTACTCATTTGAAGAAAAGGAATATATATCTGAGACGGTTGGTACAAAATTCTATGATCTTATAGAATATCCATTGCAAAATAAATATTTTTTTACGTTAGAACATAATGAAGACACAGCGAAATCTGTATTAGTATTTCTAGGTTTCTTTTATAAAGGTTTATATAAAACTAGAAGATGTTATCCATCTGAAAATATATATTATAATATAGCAAAAAATGGCTTTGAGAATTCAGAAAAAGAAGAGATATCTTATCATTTAAAAGATTGGATTAAAGTATTAAGAATCATACATAATGAAGTTTGGTTTTAATACTAAATCCTCAAATTATTTAACTTTTCTTTGATATCCAAAAGGGCTTTACCTCCAGATTTTATATATCTGAAGTTGGGTATTATCAATCCAACTTTTCTTTTGACTCCAAATTTACCGCGATCTCAGCGATAAACGGGCCATCGCACTTATGGGTCAGAGGTAGCTTCGACCACTACATTCTGCGATGCCTATAGCTACATTTCCTTCAAAAGCCATATTATGTACAAAAGAAGGTTTTAATAGTTGTCAGCCCTTTAGACATTGCTATCTCAAGGATTGATAGTTGATTATTTGACATCAACAAACTGCTCTAATTGGAAGCTATGTTAACTTATATACTATTATTTTTTTATTTTTTTGTCAAATCTTTTTATAATATATAAATGGAAATAATTAAAAATAAAGCTAAGTGGTCAGTTTATTCTCAAAAGTGCATAAAGCATTATAATATAAACAATGAGAATATTTATGACGAACCTAATGAATATCCATGTATCGCAATACCTCAATTAATATCAGATATAAATGGCTCAAGAGTTAAATTTAATTTTGTTTACAAAAAAGATTGCCAAAAATTATTAAAAGCTTTATAATGTGTAAAATAGTATAAGTTCTTTCTCATTGGGCCAGATTTGGTTTCGATTTTAGGAATCGGAATTAGAATGCAAGTAGAGGTTTAGGTGGGTCTCTTTAAAAAGCCTTAAAAGTATTAACTGCCAAAACAGCTAAATACAAAGGTCATATCTCTGCTAGAGTTTCTCTAGTTGAGGAGACCGTTTCTGTAGCTTAAGTTCTACAGCGTGATTACCATGACACATCTAATGGATAGTTGCGTATTTAGATGTCTTCTCTTATAAAGTTTTTTTATTCTTTATAAGTTTAGTATTCAAAATAGAATCGCCGAGTATGTTTGTTCTTTATCTATACAAAGCTAAACACAAAAAGAACTAAACTTGTAGTATTTTAATTTAAATTCACTAAAAGACGGGGATTCGATTTCCCCCTGGTCCAAGTAAACGAATCTACTCGTCTCCATATTTATTAGAAATTTAATCACAAACAAAATATCATCTTAATATGGCAAGATCAATTGTAAAAGTAAAATGCACTTATTGTGGAAATGAATTCCAAAAATTAAAATCAGAATACGACAGAAAAATAAAAAATAATACCACAAATTTTTTCTGTAATTTAAAATGTTCGGGTCATTATTTTGATACGAAACACTTAGATAAATATAGAAAAATTTATAGTAAAAATATAAAAAATTATTCAAATAACAGACTAGATGAGTTCAGTTCAATTAAATATTATTTAAATAGATGTATTTATCGAAGCAAAAAGAAAGGTATAAAATCTGATCTTACTTTAGAATATCTCAAAGATCTTTGGGAAAAACAAAACGGAATTTGTCCATATACTGGAATAAAAATGGAATTACCTAGAACAACTGCAGATGAAGATGTGAAAAAAACCCCAACTAAAGCAAGCCTAGATCAAATTATCCCATCCAAAGGTTATATAAAAGGTAATGTAGAATTTGTTTGCTATAGCATAAATGTAGCAAAAAATGATTTTTCTAAAGAAGAAATGATAGATTTTATTAATAAAATTAAAAAATATACATAATATGTGTATATATATTATATGGGTCAAAATTCTGTAGTAGGTCTAAAAATAGGCGAAGCTCAATTAAGAAGCGAAAGTAATATAACATCCGCGCTAAGTTCTTGCGCCTCTTGCTCTGCAGGCACCAAAGGATCAGGTCCAGCTTCAATAAATATAGCTAATCTAACGATGGATCTAACACTTGAGATGCGTGTTTCAAAAAATTGGAATCCAACATTACCATATAGAAAACTTTATGATAGAAACGTAGCTTATAAGACAAAAGCTAAACCTATAGGCGGTCTTAAAAAGGGTATCGTAGGAGATTACGACTCAGCAAAGCAGCAATTAAAAGATTGGTTTCAACAAACAACAAGTGTTGCTTTAGATGATGGTGCTGCTCAAGATATTCTTGATCAACTTTTTAAACAGGCTCAAGAAAAAGAAGATCAAATTATTGCTTCTGCAAAAGCATCTCTAGATTCTGGAAATACTCAAACTGATGGATATCTACCACCAGCCAGCCAAGATTTTTGTGAAATATTTAGACAAGTATCTGCTTTTGAAGATTGGGATTCAAATCTAGGTGTCACAATTAGACATATAAATGTAGAGATTAACGTAGCGATCACACCAACAATATCTGATTTCTGTGAATCTGATGATAAAAAAGGAACTATAGAAGTAAAAGTTGGTCAGCTTTGTGGTTATTTTAATGCTGAATGGCAGGACGACAATGGAGGATTTCAACTTTATGTAAAAGATTATGTTGAGCCACCAAAAAATAATGTAAATTCAGATTATTTTTCAACTGAGAGTTGGGCGCAGTATGATACAGCAATGACCGCTGGACAATGGCAAAGCGCATCAGTTAGAAGCAGTATTTTACAAGCAGCACTAGATTCTCAAAATAATCCTGGAGCAGTATACCCAGTTGATGGAGGATTTGAAGCTAATGTAAATGGATTTTTGAAATCTAGAATTATTACTGACCTTTCTGACGAACCACAAACACGTATGAGCATGTCAGTTGGTTTAGCTATCGGAGGTGGGATTGGATCAGACTATAATGAAAGACCGTTTCTAGAAGGAATTTGGACAGAGATTAATTTAGGCTCACCATCTAGTATTGCTGGAAATGTACAAGGATTAGTAACGCTTATAGGTCAAATGCTAAATCCTCGTCAACCACAGTTAGTTGGACTTGGTGATAGCCTAGATCAATTAAATCAAGATGTTGCAAATACTCCAGATGGTACGGTTGGTAACCCAATAAATACGATAGGAAGTGGTACGACTACACCAACTAGAATCGAAGGCGGAACTATAAGTAATGGTAGCACTTCTGGAAGTGGTACAATAAAAGTTAATCCTCCAGGAACTATAACTGAGCCAGTAGCACCAAGACCAAGAAGATAATTTTGAAATATAAATAATAAAAGATATAATCTTTTATTGAACATACTCTGGCCCGACATTCATAAAAATCTCACTAAAAATATAGCAAAAGCACTAGAAAAGCTTGGCCACACTCTAATTTTACCAAGTAGCGAATATATTCCCACTAATTTTCCACCAAAGCAATTTAATCAATGGATTTGGAATACTTCTTGGACCCAAGAAAAAGTAAACAATGAATTTACTTCAAAAAATATTAGAGTATTAAATAAAGAACAAATTCTCGATCTTAAACCAGAAGTAATATTTATAACAAGTTTTGAGAGTCAGTTCGAAATTCTTAATGAGGTTTGGCCACATCTTAAAGATAAAAGTAAACTAGCTTGTTATAGCGGAAATGATTATTGGGATGGTGCTTATCCTTTTTATATAATTAAAAATTATCTATGCGCGGATTATGTTGGTTACTATCTTGCAAATAAATATAAAGTAAATCATTTATACTACAAACCTTGGGTTGATTATGATAGATGCACTTTTGATGGCCCAACTGATGGAAATATAGTTGGTATTTATATTTCAGAATATGAAAAGAACTTTAATCAAGAATATAATATGAGCCGAGAGTTGCAAAAATTAACTCCATATATAGATTATCACTACCATACAAATAGCTCTCAAGAAGAATTAACAAAAACACTAAAATCAAGTATTGCTACTCAACATATTAAACATCTTGAAGGTTATGGAATAGCTATTATTGAAAGTATGGCTTGCGGTAAACCAGTATTTATGCATCGCCTAATGGCTCAAAATAAAAGTCTTATGCAATGGAGTATAGAGAACGTAACAGCTTTATTTTTTGAAAGCGAATATGAATATATTGCTAAATTAAAAGCTTTACATGAAAGTAAAGATTATAGATATTTTCTACAAAATACAACCGCTAATGTAATTCGTCAAATTATAGATAATCAAAGAGAAACAGAAAAGCTTGGACATTTTCTTAATAATCTAGTATAATTTCATAATGAAAATTTGGCTCTGTGGCATTACTCAAAACGAGAAGCAAAATATAGATGACATGACGAAAGATATCTATCAATATTTTGATGGACTAATTTTCGTAGACGGCGGCTCAACAGATGGTACATTAGATATATTAAATGCAAGAAAAGGGCAAGGAAAGATTATAAATAGAGAATGGTCAAATGACCATGACCTTCAAATGAATGGCTTTTTAAGATCAAATATAATGCAAAATAGAGATTGGTTTATTATTCGCGATAGTTGCGAAAGGTTAGATATAGACTGGGCAAAGAACTTGCGTAATTTTATAGAAAATTTCTTAGAAAAGAATAACGTAAATAGTTGTGTTGATAGACAAAAAGCTTTTCTTGTTAAATATTTTGACGATATGATATTTCAAGGAAGTCCTCATTGGGGGCTTCAAGGTATGAGGCCAGGATATCTTGATCTTTATGAGTATTATGGAAAAAATCAAAAAATGTTTGCATGGGAAGAAAGACCATCTCAAAGAAAGCATTATATTGACAGTGATATGAAATATTATTTTACTTATGGAAGATCAAATCATTGCGTTCTTCATTATTATGATAATGGAAAAACTCCAGAAAGATACCAACAGCAAGAAAGTATAAGACAAGCATTTAGATCTTTTTGCGAAAATTTAGGAATAAAATTTAATTTACAATCATTAAAAGATTATTGGCAAAAAAATATAATTGATGAAAAAATGAAATTTTTCATTAATAATGAAAGATTAATAAAAAGATTTTATAGATTAAATATACTCAATGAAAGTATAGAATCTATAGATAAAAACGAACAATGGAGAATATAAAAAATGCAACACTTTTATGAAAATATACATGGATGGTTTGACTATCCAGATCTATACAAATATTATATTAATAACGCGAAAGATGATTCTAAATCAATAGAGATTGGAGTCTACAAAGGCAGAAGCACAGCTTTCATGGGAGTAGAAATTATTAATAGTAATAAAAGATTAACTCATTACGCTTTAGACCATTTTTATGGTAATAATGAACATAGAGAAGAAGGTAATTCAGCCTATACTCCAGAAGCAATTGATGGAACATTATATAATCTTTTTTTAAAAAATATAGAACCAGTAAAAGATGTTATTGTTCCGATAAACAAAGACTCAAGAGAAGCATACAAAGATTTTGAAAATGATTTTTTCGACTTAATATTCATAGATGGACATCATGGGTATGAAGAATGTCTGACTGATATGAAATTATGGTATCCAAAATTAAAGAAAAATGGAATTTTTGCTGGTCATGATTTATGGGCAGAATCCGTTCAAAGAGCGGTTAATGAATTCTTGAATCGAGATTTTACAAGTTTCTCTGGGTGCTGGTTTCATATTAAAAAATAAATGAAAATAGTAGATTCTTTCATGTTCTTTAATGAAAGAGATTTAGTACATCTAAGAATTAAAGAGCTTTACGATGTAGTAGATTATTTTATTATTAATGAACTATCTACGACTCATAAAGGAATAGCTAAAGAATCCATTTTTTGGAATGATAAGAGATTAGAATGTTTCAAGGATAAGATAAAATATAGATTTATAGACGTAGATCATAGGTACGATCAATTATTTAATATCAACTTTAAAGACTCCTCACATTTCATAGGCAGTTGGGCGGAGCATGAACAAAGACTCAGGTTAATGGATGAAATAAATGAATTAAATTTATCTGACGAAGATATTGTGCTTTTTTCAGATTGTGATGAAATTCCAAATAAAAATAAATTTAGTGAATTACAAAATTATGATTTTGTAGCGTTAAATCAAATGTTTTTCGTTCATTATATTAATCTTTATACAAATAAAAATGTAACTGGAACAATAGCAGTTAAGTATGGAAAAATTAAAGAAATAAATAAAAATAACCATAATTTAGGACTTCAAATTTTGAGAAGACATAAAGATTATATTCCAAGATTAGAAGATGGTGGATGGCATTATTCTTATATGGGTGGGCCTAAAACTATGAGCGAAAAAGTTATTTCTATTTATGAAGGTAATCCAGATTCACCATTAAAAGATGAAAATAAATGCAAAGAGTTTATTGATCAAACAATTAAAGATAATAAAAGCCCATTCTCTGATATGCCTCTTAGAGTATTAGATTTAAATGCTAGAAATTTATTCTTAACTTTTATAACTGCAAACTCTGGACAATGGGTAAAAGATGCATCGTACTGTCAAGTATTTCCAGAAATTGTAAATAAAATAGAATTCAATAATTTAATATTAGAAAATAAATAGTTTTTATGAAAATAAATTTTATAATACAAACATGGGGAGAAGACTTAGAAAGAGTTCAAAATTTTAAATTTTGTTTAAATCGTCTAAAGGTACTATCTGATTTTTTAAAAATACATGGCATAGAAACTAAAATATATCCATTTTGTTTTGGTACTATAAAAATTACAGAAGATAGTTTTCATTCAGATCTATCAGCGTTAACATATCATAAATCATTTAAAACAAACTATGCAATAAAACAAATGATTAAAGATAATAATATCGCAGATGTTTTATGTTATATAGATGCTGATATTTTTGTCCTAGAACAAGATTTTATAAATTTATTAAGCTATCTAAAACAAACTAACTTCAAACAAAAGTATCTTACAAGCCGTTGGTTAGACACAGATTCAAGAGATTATTTTGATTTTGAAAATGATGTTATAAAAGAAAATATAAAAATAAGTAAAATGAGAGGAAGTGATGCTAGTGGTTTATTTATTGTGGATTTTGATATTCTATTAAAAATTGGTGGTTTTGATGAAAGATATACAGTTTGGGGAGCAGAAGATGATGATATGTGCAGGAGACTAGAAAGATATGGTTTACAAAAAGAATACATGAATTTTTATCCTATACATATAAAACATAAAAGATTAGATACTGAAAATAAAGACAGTCCAGTTAATAATCATGAAAAAATTTATTACCTTTATCAAGTTAAGATTTGTCAAGAGGATCAATCAATCGTTAGGCCAACAATTTTGAATAATTATTACATTGAATAATATAAGAATAAAGTTTAACTGCAACTGGACAAATGATAAAGCTATTTATGATAGAGTTATATCAAATTATATTGGATATGAGACACCAGAAGTTACATATAAAGATGACTATACGCACCTAGTAATCTTCAATAAAAAAACATGTGATCAAAAATGCGCTAAAGAAAATACATTTAGTTTTATCATGGAGCCAAGTTGGTCTCAAAATTGGGATAGAAATTTAACTGATTATTGTAATAAAGTATATTTTCATGATTTATCTCTAATAGAAAATCAAGTAAGTAACCTAGATAGATACATAGAACATCCAAGTTATATGATGTATCACATGCTGTACTCAGATAGTATTAATTATTTTTTGAACCAAAGATTTATAAAAAAATATAATTTAAGTTTTGTTGTAAGTTTTTCTCCAAATAATGAAAGCTACCTATATGGGTTAAGAACAAAATTAGCTCTAGATCTTTTAAAAACAAATTTAGACTTTCATATTTATGGAAATAATTGGCCAATTTTAGATCAAAGAATAAAAGGGGCAGTTTTGAATAAAAAAGACGCTTTGATTGATTACAAATACTCAATTGCTATAGAAAATAGCAGAGAAAAGAATTACATTACTGAAAAATTTATTGACTGCTTTCTCTGTAATACAACTCCAATATATTATGGTTGTCCAAACATCAAAGATGTATACCCACAAGATTCATTTATAGAATTACCAGATCTAAATGTTAATTCAATATTCAATATTATAGCAAAGCAAGAATATAATTTAGATATACTAAAAAATATATATTTTAAAAAATTCAATATATTCAATACAATAAAAGAGCAAATCATATGAAATATTCTATAGGTATAGTATCCTTTAACAAGAGATTTGAAAGCTATTTTAAACCTTTAATTAAATTTATTAAAGATAATTCTGATCTAGAAGTAGTAGTTTGCATAAATGGATCTCTTAGAGAGGAATTTGACGAGGTTTATAGAAAAGAACTCCTAGGTTTCTTGTCTCAATATGATAAAGTATATCCAATGATATTTACATCTTTTAGATCGTTAAGCAAATTATGGAATAATTTAATTATCAATTCTACAAATGATAATATTTTAATACTAAATGATGATGTTAAAATACTTAATGGTAAATTTTTTGAAGATGTAGAAAAGAATATTAATAATGATTTATTTACAATAAATGGTAGTTGGTCGCACTTTGTGGCAAATAAAAATCAAATGATTGAATTAGGTTTTTTTGATGAAAGATTGTTGGGTGTTGGAGAAGAAGATGGAGATATGGTATTTCGATATATAAATAAATATGGACAACGACCAAAAGATATTATTTCAGAGAATTTATATAATATATCTTCAAATGAAAATCAAGACAATATGAAGAAAGGCATTGGTAAATATTCTTTATTTAATAGATTATTTATGTTTAATTATAAATATTTGATGAATCCCAGCGGTATAAAAGGTATGTTTGATTATCCAGTAACACAAAATATTCAAGACACTAATTTGTATCCATACGAAAAATTCTACCTAGATAATATACATAACTTATGAAAAAATTAAATTATTACATTGTATATCATTCTACTATAGAAGAATCTTTTACGGATTCTATTCCTAATGATACAAGAATTTTTACAAAAGTAGGATTTAGTGAATCTAAGATTAGAAAAGAGCTGCAAAAACTAGAATTAAATTCTTTACCTAATTATTTTCAATTATCACAAAGTTATGGAGAGGGACAAGTTTTATTTAATTTATTTTTAAACCCACAGGTCTATACTCAATCTGAATATATAGGCTTTGGACAATATGATATACAACTTTTAGTACCTTATAAAAATTTTGAAAATTATATAAAACCAAATAATCTTTTAGCTTTTGAATATTCTACACTACGGCAAGATTATAATCAAAGAATATTAATGGATCTAAATCAAAGAAATAAATTGTGCGGCGAAGGATATAATTGCTATAATCAAATAATAAAAGATTATAATTATTTTTTTAAAACTAATCATAAACTTGAGGATCATTGGCATAAAGAAATAGCGTTATGTTCAGCATTTATTATAAAAACTGAAATTTATACTAAATTAATGAATTGGTTATATGTAATGATACTATCAAATAAATGGAATTGGTTTGATGAAAATAATCAGCACAGAATTCAAGCTGGACTTTTTGAAAGACATTGCGCTGTATTCTTAATGTTAGAAAATTTAAACTATATTAGGATACCCACGATACATCATGGAACCCCAGAGTTTAAACAATATATAAAAACAAAATATTTAGAAATAAACGATAAGTCTAACTATTATTGATAATGGCAACAACACTTAGACAAGATTTATTTCATAAATATTCACAGGGATCAGAGGTATTCTTTGAGACTGGTACATATAAAGGAGAAGGAATAGAGGAAGCCTTAAAATATAATTTTAAGGAATTTTATAGCATAGAACTTTTTAAACCATTATATAATTTTTGTATAGAAAAATTTAAAAATCAAGATAATATTAAAATATATTTTGGAGATAGTTCTGAAATATTAGGAGATATTGTAAAAAGTATAGATAAAAAAATAACTTTTTGGCTAGATGGACATTTTTCTGGAGATCATACAGCAAAAGGCAAAAAAATATCGCCAATAATTGAAGAATTAAATCAAATACAAAATCATAAAAGAAATGATCATATAATTATGATTGATGATCTAAGATATGTAAGGCAAGGCTATTATGAAATGAATATGCCTCAAATTATCAATAAATTAAAAGATATTAACAAAGATTATGAAATACTTTTTGAAAATGGCGTAGATGTAGATGATATTCTGGTAGCATATATTAAATGAAAATATTAATTACTGGTGGAGCAGGAATGATCGGTAGTGTTTTATCTAGATATTTTCTTGATAAAAAATATAATATCATTCTATTGGATAATTTAAGCGGAGGATTTAAAGAAAATCTTCCTGAGAATATTAAATTTTATTTAAATGATATTTGCGATACTAATTCTATAAATAAAATATTTGAATTAGAGAATCCAGACTATGTGATACATTGCGCTGCATATGCAGCCGAGATTTTAAGTCCATTTATAAGAAAATATAATTATGAAAACAATTTAATAGGATCGATAAATATCATAAATGCTTGTATAAATTACAATGTTAAAAAGATAATCAATTTTTCTAGTTTTGCAACATATGGAGATGGCAATCCACCCTTTAAAGAAGATCACGTAAGAAATCCTAAAGATCCATATGGTATTGCAAAATTAGCCATAGAGCTTTGAAAGAAGCTTATGAACATTTTGGATTAAAGTATTCTACAATATTACCGCACAATGTTGTATCAAAATATCAAAACTATTGGGATAAATATAGAAATGCTATAGCAATTTGGATTAGACAAGCTTCTCTTGGAGAGGATATTACTATTTTTGGAGATGGGTTACAAACGAGAGCTTTTTCAGATTGTCAATTTTTATGTGATCCAATAGAAAAACTATTAACGAATTATGATGATCATTTTTTTAATATAGGATCAGATCGTCCAGTATCAATTAAAGATGCAGCTGAACTAGTTCTAAATATAGGTAAGGATTTTGGATTTAATAAATCAAAGCTCGTATTTCTAGAAAAAAGAAGAGAGGTAGTACATGCTTTTTGCGACCATCAAAAAGCTAAAGATTTATTAAATTTTAAAGATAAGACAGATCTTAAAAATCTTATAAAAGAGATGTATGAATATTATATTCAATTTCCAAATAAAAAAGTAGAGTATATGAACTATGAAATAGATAAGAATATATACTCTTTTTGGAAAAAATGAAATGAATAAAGCTTATATTAAAAATCTTTTAAAAAAAGATAATCCTATTATTTTTGAAATTGGTTGCGCAGATGGGATTGATACCCAACAATTTTTAAATGAGTTTTCTGAAATCAAAATTTATGCTTTTGAACCAGATCCATATAATCTAAATATTATTAAGAATAAAAATTTTGATAAAAGATTTAATATCTTCAAAGGGGTTGTAAGTAGTACTGATGGTACTAGATATTTTTTAAGGTCTGATGGATCTAGACATTCTGGATCAATACTAAAACCTAAAAATCATTTAAATATTTGGCCAGAAGTACATTTTACAGAACAAATAGAAGTAGAATCAATTAGATTAGATACATTCTGTGAAATTAATTTAATTAATCAAATAGATTTTATATGGATAGATGCGCAGGGAGCAGAGGGTGAAATCCTCAAGAGTGGAAAAAATATATTAAAAAATACAAAATATATATATACAGAATACTCTGATAATGAATGGTATGAGAATCAACCAAATCTACAAATGTTAATAGATATTTTAGGTGAAAATTGGATTTTAAAAGAAAAATTTCAAGCAGATGTTCTATTTGAAAATATAAATTAAATTAATAGTATTATATAATGAATAATATTCAAGAAACTTATTACGGAAAAAAGATAGACACCGCAAATATCTTAAATATTGAGGATGCCAGTAAGTTGATCAATGGAAGAAGAACTGTAGTAATAACTGGAGTAACTGGTCAAGATGGAAGCCATATGGTTGATTTTCTACTGAAAAATACAGATTATGTTATCTTTGGTGGAGTAAGAAGATTAAGCGTTTATAATCACGAAAATATTAAACATATAAATTCAAATAGATTTTATCTTATTAATTTTGATTTAACTGATTCTCATGCTATATCTAGAACAATAGAAAAAATTCAACCAGATTATTTTATTAACTTTGCTGCTCAAAGTTTTGTGGCTAGTAGCTGGGATTTTGCTCGACAAACTTGGCAAACTAATTCTACTGCAGTACTTGATATTTTAGAAGCCATTAGACTTTATAAACCATCTTGTAGACTTTATCAAGCTGGATCTAGCGAAGAATTTGGGAATGTTCAGTATATCCCACAAGACGAAAATCATCCGTTAAAACCTCGAAGTCCATACGGAGCAAGTAAAGCCGCCTCTAGACAATTGGTTAAAGTATATAGAGAATCTTATAATATTTACGCTATTCAAGGATGGCTATTTAATCATGAAGGCACAAGACGAGGCGAAGAATTCGTGACTAGAAAAATTACAAAAAATGTAGCAAGAATTTATAATGCAATAAAAAATAATAAGGAATTTAAACCACTTGAATTAGGCAATATAGACGCAAAAAGAGATTGGAGCGATGCAGAAGATTTTGTAGAAGGCGTTTGGATGATGTTAAATCAAGATAAATATAATTTAAATTACGATGGAATACCAAAAGAATATATTTTTTCATCTAATGAAACTCACACAATTCGAGAATTTGCAGAGAAAGCTTTTACTTACGCTGGTATCAGTGGAGAATGGGTTGGACAGAAAGAACATGAGGTATATCTTTCAAAAGATAAGAAAGTGTTAATTCAAATCAATCCAAAATTCTATAGACCTGCTGAAGTAGATCTTTTACTTGGAACATCAGATAAAGCTAGGAAAGAATTAAATTGGAAGCCTAAAATCTCATTTGATAATCTTATTAAAAAAATGATAGATCACGATATTAATAATGAATAATTTTAAAAAAAAGATTTTAGTAACAGGATCATCAGGTTTAATTGGATCTGAAACTGTATCATTTTTTTATTTACAAAATTATGAGATACATGGTATAGACAATAATCAGAGAGCAGTATTTTTTGGTCCAAATGGAGATACTCGCTGGAACCAATTAGAAATGCAAAGAAAATATAAAAATTTTGTACATCATGAAATAGATATAAGAGATAGAAATGGTATATTAAATTTAATAGAAAAAATAAAACCAGATATTATTATTCATACAGCAGCTCAACCTAGTCATGATTTAGCAGCAACAATTCCATTTGAAGATTTTGATACAAATGCGGTTGGAACATTAAATTTACTGGAAGCCGCAAGGAGATTCTGTCCAGATGTAATTTTCATACATATGTCTACTAATAAAGTCTATGGAGATAGACCAAACCAAATAAAATTAAAAGAATTAGAAACGAGATGGGATTATGAAGATATAAATTATATAAATGGCATTAATGAAAATTTTTCAATAGATAATAGTAAACACTCACTTTTTGGTGCATCAAAATTAGCTTCAGATATAATGGTTCAAGAATATGGTAGATATTTTAATATTAAAACTTGCTGCTTGAGAGGTGGATGTCTTACTGGGCCAAATCACAGTGGGGTTGAGCTACATGGATTTTTATCATATTTAATAAAATGTAATCTAGAAGAAAGAGTATTTAAAATTTACGGATACAAAGGCAAGCAGGTTAGAGATAATATTCATTCTGTAGATGTAGTTAATTTTATAATGAATTTTATAGAATCTCCAAGAATTGGAGAAGTATATAATTTAGGAGGAGGAAGAGATAATAGCTGTTCTATATTAGAAGCATTTTCAAAAATAGAAACTATAACTAATAAGAAGATGAAATATGAATATATAGAGAAGAATCGCGAAGGAGATCATATCTGCTATATATCAGATTTGTCAAAGATTCATAAACATTTCCCTAATTGGAAAATAACTAAATCGTTAGATTCAATTCTAATCGAAATAGCAGAATCTTGGAAAAAAAGAATAGAAATTGATTGTAATTAGTATTTATTTATTGTATTATACTATTAATGCATAATCATAAACTTTGTCAATTTATAGCTAAAAAATATATAAAAGGAAATATTAATTGGCCAAGAGAAATTAAAATAGCTCAAAAATTAACTAAAAAATTAAAAGAATTTGAATTTTGGGAAAACCTTCAAGATCTTAAGAGTCCACCTCCATCACTAGCATGGTTTCTTAAACCAGAAGGTAAAGCCTTTCTATTAAAAGAATATGAAAAATTTAAATTAAATTTAAATACCGAAACTGTAAAACTAGAAGAAAATAAAGTCCAAGATGATAAAAAGATTTGCCAAAAACCTAAAACCTTGATAGAATTTATAAGATATGGGAAGAAAACCTAAAGAAGAAATTATTGAATCATCTGGTCCAAGCGCATCAGATAGACTACTATCCTTTTTAAAGGAAAATAAAGAAGATCATTATAATTTTGAAGATGAAATCTATTATAAAGTATCTACTGGTAGTTTAAATCTTGATATTGCTACAGGTGGTGGTCTATGTCCAGGACTCCATAGATTTATTGGAATGAATGAAGGTGGAAAAACTTCAGAAGCACTTGAAGTAACAAAAAATTTTCTTAGAACAGTAGATAATTCTAGAGCTTTACTTTTTAAAGCGGAAGGAAGATTGAGTAAAGAAATCAAAGAACGCTCTGGAATTAAATTCGTAACTGATCCCAAAGAATGGGTTGATGGGACTTGTTTCGTATTTGAGTCTAATATTTTTGAAACAGTTTCAGAATTAATGAAAGACTTGATCCAATCCAATGATGAGAATAAAAGATATATGTTTATTCTTGATTCGGTTGATGGATTGATGACTAAAGGCGATGCTCAAAAAAGTATGACAGAAGCAACAAAGGTTGCAGGAGGAGCAGTAATTTCATCCATGTTGATGAAGAAAATTTCTCTTGCACTTTCTAAACGTGGGCATATGGCTATCTTTATTAGTCAAGTCAGATCTGATATTAAACTTGATCCTTATGCTGCAAATAAAGATATCCGTCAAACTACTGCAACAGGTGGAAATGCTTTGCTACATTTTGCTAATTGGATTCTTGAATTTGAACCAAAGTTTAATAAAGATCTTATCCTTGAAAAACCAAACGATAAATACGATCCAGTTAAGAATAAGATAATTGGACACAATGTTAAAATTGTGATTAAAAAATCAACAAATGAATCCACCAACTCTAAGATTCAATATCCAATTAAATATGGTCGTAAAGATGGTTCTTCTGTTTGGAGAGAATACGAGGTTATCGATCAAATCCTAGCTTGGGAATTTGCAACTGCAAAAGGAGTTTCT